ATCTCATCAGGAAACTTAAATTCAGTTTGTTCAACAGCCATGATTTACTCCTATGCGCGACGGATTCCACGGGGGTCTTCGACCACCGCTTCCACCGTATCGTCGTTGATAATGCGGAACTCCCGACCGTGGATGACCACGCGGGTGCCTGAATAGGGACGGGTCAGCACAAAGTCGCCTTCCTTACACCAAGGGCCGGTGGGAAAACGTTCCTTGTCTACGTAACAAAGGTCACCCATTTTGACGACAAACAGAACCACCGTGGTCTGCTCCTCGACTTTTCTGGTGTCCTCGGCTTTAACAATCCCCCCCTCAAACTCCTCCTCTACATGCGGAACCGCACATAAGATTCGGTAACCTTTTGGGGTGGGCAAAAGTTTAGCTTTAGCAACCTCTTCCTGCGTTTTCTCAATATTGATACTACTCATCGTCGCGCTCCAAGCGTTTTGCAAGGTCTTTAATATGGTTCTTGGCGAGATCGAGACCTTGTAGCGCCCCGCAAAGACGTTTGTATTCGCCTTCATCCAACTTACCTTGGATTAAGGTTTCGACAATTAATGTGCGCTCTTCTTGAAGTTTTGCATCCAAGTACTCTAAAGCGTTGGAATAGCCCATTTATGCGTCCCCTTTAGGTGTAATTTGTGGACGCACGCGTTGTAATTCTGCAGCTTCTTTAGCTTTACCAATATCAACACCAATTTTGACGCCATCTCGACGCTGCTCTGCTTTGTGTTTCTCAATATCTACGCCAAGACGTGCTGCCTCAAGCTGCTGACGTCCTGCAATTTCCGATTTACGAAGCTCCAACTCATCAGCTTTAGCTGCAGCATCCATAACATCTTTCTGCTGCTTACGTTGAACTTCGGCTTGCTGTATTTGTGATTCAATCTGTATCTGCTGCGCTTTGGTTTGTGCTTGAAGTTGTTTGATCTGCAAGTCCATCATCTGCATTTGAACAAGCGGATCTTGCTGTTGTTGTGCAGCTTGCTGCATCTGAGCCTCTGCCGTATCTTTTTGTAGAACTCGTGCTGCGGCAACAGCAGTTAACTGAGACAATTTTGCTTCAAACTCAGGCGGCAAATCGTACTCTTCACGGTCATTTTGCGGCAGGGGCGGCAATGCCGCACCAAGCTGTTTTTCAATCTCACGGCGATACTGGAACGCTACATGTTCCATAATATGTGCTTGAAGCGCAGCGGTAATCTGTTGTGCCAATGGGTTTTGCCCAATTAGTTGAGCAATCTTTGGATCTCGTCCCAATGCCATATGAACAGAGATGTGCGCCTCATGGTCTTGATACATAAACGCCTTGAGCGGTTTACCCGTCATAGCATCCATGTTTTCAGTAACGGGGTCACGAGGTGTGGCGTCGTCTAGTAACGGCACAAGCCTATCTGCGTTTTTAATACCGAGCGTCTCAATCATTTGACGATGTAAGTATGGTAAATCATAAAGTTGTGGTGCGGTCTGACTTAACTGAATTACCGCTTGGTACTGCACCACTTTTTGCGCCATCGTTGCCGCGTTTGGATCACTGACAGGAATAACGTCTACGTCGTCATAATCCGCTCTTTTAGCACTACGCTTGCCGATTTCTGGCTCGTAACTGTACTCCTCTGGCGTATTGTCACGAATGATGCCTGCAAGAAGTTTGAACTCCTGCTTCATCGCGTAGTACACGCGAGCCTGCACGGCAGTCATCACCTTCAATACACGCTCAAGCACAGCAAGTGTCGTACCCACCGGAGCCTGATTGGACATATCTGTAATTTTGAGATCAGACACCGCAGCAAAACGGCGACCTTCCTCAATGATCTTGTCCATAAGTAGAGAAAGGGTTTGGCTTGGCTCTTTGTACGGTAGCGGTAAAATATTGTCTCGCACCGCACCTGAAGGAACGTCTACGTCTCGCCATTCTCCCGGTGCAATCGGCGTATCATCTCCCTTAATTCGGAGTCCTCGGGATTTGAGTCCGCCGGGGAGATTTGAGAGAGTTCCCGCATCGACAAGTTGGCGAAGGAGGGACGTTGCAGCTTTACTGTGTCCCCCGATAAGGTGAATAAGTCCGAAGTAGTAAAATCCAAATCCCGGTATGTACCCATAGTGGACGAAGTGCTGTCGCTTCGTTTTGAGTTCATCTTCTTCTCTCCAATTCCTTCTGATCGCTAGGATAGTCCCTGTACCTTTCTCCAGCGTTACCACGTACGGCAACGCAATTCCTGTTTCATTATTATCGTCATCGACATCTGGATAACCTTCCAGATCAATGTTTATGTGCATCTCCAGAAGCTGAAACCGGTCGTCCATCGACGCCGAAAAGCCTTGATCCTCGGCTTTTTGCTTCTCCACCTCGTCCATTGTGCGAACCGGATCACCCAAGTCCACATCACGATAAAACCCTGCGTACTGAAGCTTGATGACTTCATTCTTCGTCTTACGCATCCGGTGCGTAACACGATCCGCCGTCTCTAGATTTGCCGCGCCATAGGGCACGATGATGTCTTCGGCTGGGATATAGACCGCAGTCTGGCGATTAAGTGACGGGTCAAAGTACACCTTCTTGAAGGCATTACCTGCCAAGGCCATGCTCAAGAGCATCCGCTCGTGCTCCGGGCGGTACTCCTTCATCACCTCAGTCAATTGATAGTTCATGTCATCCGCGACACGAATGGCAGCGTCTTTCTTCTCTGCCGTCTCCTTACCGATAATCTTCGTCTTGACCGGCCCCATTGCGGGGAAGGTTTCCATAATAGTCTCAGACTGGAACTTGACGGCCGACTCCATCAAAAGCGGGTGGAACACACCACACGCACCCGGCCACGGCTCAGTACGTTCTTCGTACCGAATACCTAGGATCTTCAGACCTTTGACGTAGGTATCCAGCCAATCTTTGCGGCTTGAGAGGTCTTGCTCGTACTGACCCAGCAACTCCATCGACAGAGACTGCAACTCGTTCTCACCAATGTACTCAGCGAGGTTGTCGTCAAAGTCTTCTGAGCGAGACTCGCCCTTCGACATCTCAACCACCATGCCGTCCTCATCGGAGGGCAATTCAATCTCAATTTCAATCGGCTCCATCTCAGCGGCAATGACCGCGATACCTTGGGGAGCCTCCATCAGACTTTTATCGACGGCCATTTAAATTCTCCTAATAAAATCCTGCCGCTTTGCGGCTTTTGAACCACTTTGTAGGTATCGGCTCATCCGTTGGGAGCCTGACAAACCCGCCCTGTCTGAACCGAAGAAGGGCCAAAGTGGTGGCGTCCACCAAGTCATCATGGGTGCCAGCGGGGAAATCATTGCACTCCTCCACCACTTCCCAAGCCCAGCGTCGGTCAGGCACCCATACAATACCTGAAGAAAAAAGGTCCGTAACCGCATTCACCCGGCTGATCTTGTCCTGCCCTTTACCGGGCGTGAACTCTCCAATCGGCACACCCATACGGCGCATCTCTTGATAAAGCGCCGCACCGTTGGATTTCTTCTCAACGATAAATGTGTCCGGGTTCCACTCCTTATACTGCTCAAGCACAAGGTTTTTTAATTCTGGAAACTCCAGCCGCTCCTTAATCGCGTTCAGGAGAATAATGTTGTAGTTCTGGGTCTGCTCATCTTTAAACACGCCCCACGTTAATAGCGCGTTGTAGTCAGACCGGTTTGTTTTCTCTTGGGCAGCGTCAAGCGACATAATAATGTGCTCACACATCGGGGGATTTTCTTTCTCCCAGACCTGCCACCACTCTCGTTTAATGAGCGCCCCTTCTTCCGAGGTCGGCTCCTGCATGTACTGGGCCTGCCAGTACCGAACGTCCATGCTGGCCTTTTTAGCCAGCAACTCATCAATACTCCAAAACTCGGGCCAGAGGGGGGCATCGTTTAAAATGGCAGGGAACTCCACCACTTCCCACTCATCTGCCCCGTCTTCCTTAATCATGTGGTCGATGATCTTGCCGGTCAGATCCTGCTTACTCCACCGGGTCATCACGACGATGATGGCACCACCCGGCATCAACCTCTGGACCGGGCCTGACTGGAACCACTCCCACGCCGGGTCGAATACGTCCGGCCTGCCTTGTTTCGCGTCTTGTTCCGAGTGAGGATCGTCAATAATAAATAAATCAGCACCGCGACCAGCGAGAGCGCCGCCAACTCCAATCGCGAAGTACTCTCCATTAAAGTTGGTTCCCCAACGAGAGGCTGACTTACTGTCTGCTTGAAGTTCCACGTTTGAGAAGATGTCACGGTACAGATCACTCCCCACTAAATTTCTGACACGCCTACCAAAATTGACCGCCAAATCAGCGGTGTGTGAGGCCATAATCACCTTTTTATGCGGGAATTTCCCTAGAAACCACGCCGGAGCGAGGTAACTGATCATCTCCGACTTGCCATGACGCGGAGCGATGTTGACGATGACTCTTTTCTTTCTGCCTTCGGTTATGTCTTCAAAGATTTTGGCAAGTTTGCGATGATGTGGGCCTACTTTATAGCCGGGATATACGTGATGGATGAAATCTAAGAAGGAATCTTTGCCCAGACGCTGCGTCATCCGGTTCTGGTACGTCTTTAATAGCTCGGCAACGCGCCGTTTCTCTTTATCGGGCAGCGTCGGTAAGGCTAGACGCAGTTTTTTAATATTTTCTTGGGTTATCTGCACGATTTTAGTCGTTAATGAGAGATTTTAGACCCTGTGACTCTGGCCCCCACAGTCCGATGGGGCAACGCTGGTTAGAGAGGCGTGCTTTAGCCTGAATAATGCAGCCGCAACGCTTACAAATCCCCATTTTGTTGTGCTCACAGCCGTCGCAGTGGCTCAACCGCTCTTCTACGGTAAATTTTCTAGCTGTTAAGGCCATTTTCTACTTCGTTTTTCTCATCTACGACCCGGTATTCAATGCCTTCTAGCACGTTTAGCAGTTCTTTCTCGACCTCTTCAATCGGCTTAATGATGTGCGTGACC